ACGCCTTTGACAGTTCCGCCAATCCGCAGAGGACTCGCGCATGACTCTGGACGAACTGGTAAATCAGGTGATTCTGGACGTGCCGGAAGCACCCATCATGACCATTCGCGACCAGATTAAACGCATGGCGCGAGAATTGTGCCAAGAGGCTGACGCCTGGGTGGTCGAGGGCATTGTTGTGGTGGCTGCTAAATCCGGTTACCCGCAGGTACTGACGCCCGAGAACGGCGAAGTGTTGCGGATTTCAGCATTAAAAGACACCGACCGACCCCTGAAGGCCAATTTTGACTTTGAGCAGAAACGCCCCGACCAAATCACCATGCTGCGCGACACCAAGAGCGACACACTAACCGGGCGCTTGGCTTGCCGTCCAGCCGTGGGGGCCGATCTTCCTGATGCTTTGCTGAACGATCACGCGGACGCCATTGCCGATGGTGCTCGTTGGCGACTCCTGCTCATGCCCCAGCCATGGCGAAACCCTGAAATGGCCACCTACTACCAAACCCAATACCGATCCGGCACAACGGACGCCAAGCGCCTTGCCACCTTTGGCCATGCCCGCGGCGGTATCCGCGTGAAAGCCAGACGCTTTATCTAACGGGATCCCTCTATGAAGATTCAGCACGCGGCTTTCCGGGGTGAATTACCGATCCTGGACCCCAGGCTATTGCCTGAAAACAACGCGCAGACCGCCCGCAACCTGGACCTTGACCGGGGCACCTTGCGGCCTCACAACGACACCCTGATTGACAGCGCCCTACCTGACACGATCAACCCGGCCAACTTGTACCGCTATGACGTTGGTAACGACGGCAGCGGCTTCTGGTTCTCTTGGGGTGCTCAATATGACATTGACGTGGTGCGCTCCCCGATTGCCAATGACGCTTACGCCCGGGTGTACTGGACTGGTCAGGATGCGCCCAAGATGGGATCCCTTGCGCAAGTCACCACCGGCACCGGGCCTTATCCGTCAGCCTGGTATGAATTAGGCGTTCCCGCGCCTGCGTCTGGCCCTTCCGTGGTCGCGCCTGAAGATCGGACGGAGGTGCCGGACACGGCGCTGGAAACCGTGTATGTGGTGACGCTGGTTACCGCGTTTGGCGAGGAAGGCCCGCCGAGTGATCCGTCTGGCTTTGTGTTGCGCTGGGATGACGTGGACACCAATCCGGGCTTTGGTGAGGTCGAGGTCACCTTGCCCGGCGTCCCTACCGCAAATCTGGACATCACCAAAAAGCGGCTGTATCGCGCGGAAAGTGGCGGCCAGTATCAGCTTGTTGTCGAGTTGGCTGAAGCTACCGGCACCTATACCGACAGCGTGTTGTCTGAGCAGCTTGGCTTGGCGATGGAAAGCCTGAAATGGGACGCGCCGAATCCTGCCATGCAAGGCTTGACCGTGTTGCCCAACGGTATTCTGGCTGGCTTCTTTGAAAACACCCTGGCGTTTTGCGAGCCCTACTTGCCACACGCTTGGCCGATCTCGTTTCAACTGGCTTTCAATGACCCGATTGTGGCGATCGCTGCCATCAGTGGCGGCTTGATTGTCACCACCACCGGCCAACCCTGGCTGGTCACCGGCTCAAGCCCGGAAGCTATGGCGCAAATGAGGCTGGACGTGAACCAGCCGTGCCTGAGCAAGCGCTCTATGGTGGATATGGGCGGTTACGCACTCTATGCCGGGTATGACGGTCTGGTGGCGGTGGGCGGCACTGAGGCTCGCGTGGTGACCAATCAGGTCTGGACCCGCGACCAGTGGCAGGCGCTCAACCCGGCCACTATGCACGCCTATCGGTATAACGGCAGGTATCTGGCGTTTTATGACGGTGGATCATTCGCCTTTACTCCGGGCCAGGGCGTTGAGTTCTACGACACCACCGCCAGTGCCGGCTATTACGACATTTACAACGACACGCTGTATCTGGTCCAGGGCGCGAACATTACCCAATGGGACCGGGGGGCGCCGCTAACCTTTACCTGGCGCTCACGCCTCCATGAGATCCCGCCCGGCGCAGCCGGCTTCACCTGCGGCAAGGTCATTGCTTATGGCTACCCGGTCACCCTGAACGTCTATGCCGATGGAGTCACTGTTATGAGCCGGGAGATCACCTCTACCTACATGTTTCGGATGCCTCCTGGGTTCATCTTGTCCCGAGACTGGGAGGTTGAACTGCAGGGCACCAATGAAATTGCGTCCGTCCAGTTGGCGACATCGCCAGGAGAGTTGGTTTAATGGCCGCCCGTCGCCGCAAGTCGCTCCCGCCTCTTTCACCAAAGGCGCCTCTTGAGCTGAAAGCGCTGGTCACCGCGATCAAAGAAATCATCGAAACCGGGGAGGGCGTTCGTGGTGACCCGCTGGATCGCAAGATAACACTGCGCGACCTCGTTGATAGCGGTATTGGCAGTCTCGGGACCGGGTTCAACGCAAACAATCCCGGATCGCTGACGCCAGGCGCTCCACCTCCGAATCTTGCTGTGCCACCCGTTCCGACGAACTTCAACGCCGTCGGCGGCTTCAACGGTGCGATCAATCTGACCTGGGATATTCCGGGCACTCTTTACAGCAATCACGCCTACACAAGCATCTATCGTTCAGAAACGGACAACTTTGCCAATGCCATTCTGGCAGGGCGCGAAGCCGGCGCGTTCTATACCGACTACCGGCGCGACGACGTTTCGCCCGTGCCTTACTATTACTGGATCACGTTCACCTCAACCAGTGACATTGAGGGACCGACCAACGCCACAGCGGGCACGCTGGCACAGACACTCTACGATTCGGATTACATCATCGACCAGATCGAAGGGCAGTTGACCGAGAGTGAGCTGGCGACGGCGCTATCCAATCGAGTGGACTTGATCGACGCGCCGGTAACCGGGCTGGTGGATCGGGTTGGCACAACCGAAACGCAGATTACCGATATCAAAAACGTAGTGCAGAACGACGGCACGACGCTCGCTCAGAAGTTTGTGGAGATTCAGGCGTCGGCCAACGCCGTATTCAGCCAGCCCAACGAGCCAGCAGCGGTTGACTCTGTAGACGGCGACCTATGGATTGATACTGACAACCAGAATCGCCTACTTACGTATGTTAGTGGTGTATGGGTGGATGCCATGGTGAGCGGGGCGGAAACAGCCTTGCAGGCCGCCGCCTCCGCCCAAAGCACGGCAGATGAAAAAATTCAGTCATTCTGGCAGACCACCGAGCCTGTCGGCACGACCCCGCCGCTTGCCGAGGGGGATATTTGGTTTGACATAGGCAATAAAAACAAGCCGCATCGTTACAACGGTATCGCTTGGGAAGACGCTAGGGACAGTAAAATTGCGGACGCGATACAAGGCGCCAGTGATGCGCAGTCCACGGCTGACGGTAAGGTTACGACGTTCTACCAGTCGTCTGCCCCAACTGCCGAGGGTGAGGGTGATCTGTGGGTGGACACGGATGATGAAAACCGCCTGTGGCGTTGGGATGCGGGTGCCAGCTCTTGGGTAAACATTCGGGACGGAGCCATTCAGCGGGCGCTGGACAAGGCCGCTGAATCTTTGGCCGCTGCCGATGGGCAGATTCAATCTTTTTACCAGTCCGCTGCGCCAACCGACCCGTCAGTAGGTATCGGGGACCTATGGTTCGATACCGATGCAGGAAACGCGCCTTACCGATGGGACGGAGCGGCATGGGTAGATGCCTCCAACAATGCTATCGCCAAAGCTATCTCCGATATTACTCAAGCGCAAGCCGCAGTAGACGGTAAGACCACGACGTTCTTTCAGGACGAGCCTCCGGTAGCCGAGGGTAATGGTGACCTCTGGATAGACACGGACAACGATAATATCCTTTCTCGCTGGAACGAAGTGTCCGGCCAGTGGGACGAGGTGCGCGATCTTGGGATTGCCGTAGGGCTTGGGAAAACCAAGGCGTTCTACCAGCCCGCATCCCCGCAAGCGGAGAATGTTGGAGACTTGTGGTTCGATACAGACGACGGGGACGCTGCCTACCGATGGGATGGTCTGACTTGGAACCCGATGGGCATTGCCACCGTGGACCGAGTGGACGCCAAGATCATTGACAACAATGTGTCGATGATCGGCTACTGCTCTATTGGCGGCACCCCCGATTCTCAATACACAACCCCTGTCGAATGTTCTGCAGCGGGCGGTGACTGGATTCCGTCAGCTCCGTTGGCCGAATCGGTCAAGCAAGTGAATGTCATTGACGGCACACAGAGCGCAACACTGGAGCAAATGTTTCAGGCGCACGGCTCCGATATTGGTGACCTGAAACTTCAGTACACACTCAAGCTCGACAACGATGGATGTCAGCGGCCTGGGGTTGTTCAACGACGGCGCGAACAGCGAATTCATCGTCGCCTCGGATGCGGTCTACTTCATCGACCCGGCCAGAGCATTCAGCCGTTCGACCCGAACATCAACTACTCCAGCAT